TAGATAGCATCTGAGCAGTTTCTAATATCATTTTAACAACGTGTTTGTCGCAATGATAACGAGCGCACTCATCTGTATTTGTCGATAAATAAAAAATGTTCATTGGCTTTCCTTTTCCTTTGTTGAACCCTTAATATAAATGACACAAAAACTATGTCAAGTATTTTTATTAGAACATTGTGTTGCTAGCATCCTTCTCTATTATAATACAACGATCTAATTTCTCTCTCAATTCTTTTATTCTAATGTAAGCATTTTGTAGCTGTTCTTGTAGTTGAGCAACATTATCTTGCAATATGCCGATCTCAACTACAAGCACCCTCATATCAACTGGAACCTTTTCATCGCTGACAATATCATTGCTGACAATATATCCGTTGACAATTTCATACTTGACAATTTTACTTCTGACAATTTCATCTGTCATACCGCTATCCCCCATGATTGGTCTGGTATCTTAATCAAGTTACCATTTCTGTCATAGACAAGATGTGGCGTTGAAGTAATAGAGATGACACGATGCAGTTTCTCTGTAGCTATTCTATTCTCATAATAGACTGACAATGGTGGTGCTGGTGGTACTGGCGGTAACGGCTCAATCATTAGGGATCTCCCATTCAAAAGTGTATCCAATCCTTCGTGCATTAGGATACTTAGTTAACACTTCTTCCCACTCACACTCCCAACAAGTATATTCAGTGTCACAGTGTGGACAGTCTGGATTAGGCTCAAGCTCAATCATCTTCTATCTCCTCACGTAATATGCTAAACACTCTCTCTTTTTTTAGCTCCATGAATGTTTCTCTAGAGATAGGATGTAAATCTCCAGCACTGTAAGTCATGCTATCATTCCAATACTCTTCCGACCCTTCTTCAGTTTCGTCAAGCTCTATTCCATACCAATCTTGAACCTGTCGTAAATGCTCTTCGGCAGGATCACTTTTTGTTGAAAACAAAAACGTAATAGGGCAGAAAAATTCCCCATGACGCTCATTAACATTGGCAATGTAATAACCTATCTTATCACTCATAGCTATATCCTTTTCCATTTCTTTCGTTTTCAATACTTGTTAACCATTCATCGAATAGTTGTTCTAAGTCGCTTGGCATATCGTAATGAACAGTTTCCATTTTAGGATCGTCATTCCATTCAATGAGAATTTTTGATGATACTATATTGTATTTCATGCTCTGTCTCCTTCGTGGTCTGGTACAATTTCAGCTAGAGGCTTTGCTCTTGGATAAAAGCCTTCATACATTTCAATAAATTTTATATCACCTACAGCGTTCCATTCCTCTGGTTCATCATAATGTTCCATGCCAAACTTTGTTGTATAGCTAGTAGGATTTGCGTCCGACTGTTCAACATACTCAACTTCATATTTGTAGATAAGAACATCACAATACTTGTGGCAGTATCTATCCAAATGTCTGTAAACTTGTTCCAACGTAGGTTTAGATTTATTCCAATACGTTGTTCCAGTAGGTTTGGATATAGTCATGGCTTGGTAGCGGTACGTTGCATCAGTCATTTCCATTCTCCTTTAATGTTACATAGTAAATCGTCCACAGCAAACAAGTCTTTTAGACCAAACATATGTTGTATGGTTCTTCGGTATTCTGTGTAGCAATCATCACAGAGGGGTTTGTTAAACTCATTCTTCATATCGTCTGGTGATGCCGTGACATCAAAATTTTCACATTCTTCACACCTCATCTTGTTCCCTCCTAGATACAGGAAGATCATCAGGCACTACAGTAACATACCATGCGTACTCCCCTTCATCGCTCTCGAAGTCTTCTATGAATTGTAGTTTAACCCGTAGCTCATGTTTTTCTAGTTGCTTATTAATAAGCTTAACACCATCCACAAAACCATCGCTTCTGTGGCTATCGTTGAATATCAGTAAATTCTTCATCCTCTTTCCTTTCCTTTGGTAAGTAAACATCTACTATGCAACCACACTCTAAACAACTGAGGTTAGTGACCATTTGATATTCCTCATCTTCGTCACTTATATCATGGTCATTACCCCATGTCAACTCATTATTGCAATGCCAGCATTTCATCCGTAAACACCAGCAAAAGCAAACACTATAAACAGTACGAACATTGCAACATTAATCCCTATAAGAACAGGGAAAACATATTTGTCTGCAATATCTTTAATGGAAGGTTCTTTCTTCATGGTGCGTTATATAGCATAACGTCAAATACTGGTAACAACGTAATACTCCACATAATTGCTGTAGCTAAACATATAATCATCTAATATCCTCCATTAATGTTTTGTAAAACTTACATCCATTTGATTTATATCACCTTGTAACTCTTCTGTTATTTTTGGAATATCTTTTATCATCTCTTCCATCGTAAGACGTATGTCTTCATCTGGCATAACAGTAGAATACATCTCAATAGCGCATTTTATTAAACAAGCTGACATTACAAGCATCTTCTGCGGAGTATGGTCGCTATGTCTTCCTAGAAATTCGTAGAGATTAGATTGAAATTCTCTAACTTCTTGCAAAGCTTCATCTCTATCAAAGTCATGTGCCATTAGCTTCTCCCTACAGAGGGCAAGGGTGGGGTATAACTGGTAACATTTAAGTCAACAACAGCACCACGACATTTTACCCACTGTAACGTATCAATGTTAATGTTGCGATATTGCTTTGTAGCAGGTTCCCATCCAACAATATACTGGTCAGGATTGGCCGACTGAGGATTACCTTTTGAGTACTTAGTAACATCTAATCGACAAGTCATAATTCTATCAGTTCCATCTTTTTTTATGAACTTAACAGTAAAGAATTTATCGCCAACTAACTCTCTAAACCTTTGAATAAACATAACTTTTTCCTTTTCTAAAAAAATATGTTGACATCATTTTAACCATATGGTATATCATATAAAAATCATTGTCAAGTAAAAAAGGAAAAAGTTATGTATGAAGTTTTTAACACAGAATTTAGACATTGTTTTGCAATGCCTAATTCTAATACTATGACTATTAAACCAATAAAAGAGTTTACAGAAAATTGGATTAATTTTGTTACTTGTAAAAATAATCTTCCTTTAGGAAAAGCAGTAGTTGTAGATCCTTTTGCTAAAGATTGTAAGTTAGGAACAATAACTAATGATCTTAATCCAGAATGTGATACTGATTATCATATGAGAGCAGAAGATTTTTTAGATAAACTTATAGATGAAGGCATAGAAGCAGATGTTGTTATCTATGATCCACCTTACAGTCCTAGACAAATATCAGAATGTTACAAAGCTGTAGGTATTAAAACAACACAACAAGATACTCAATCATCTTTCTATACTAAGATAAAACAAAGAATAAGAAAGATAGTAAAAGTAGATGGTTATGTTCTATCCTTTGGTTGGAACAGTATGGGTGTTGGAAAGGAAGGTTTTAGATACGAAGAGATAATGTTAGTAACTCATGGTGGAGCGCACAACGATACAATATGCGTAGCACAAAGAAGAATACCACAATTACTATCAGATATGGATTCAGATGATAAGCTGTTGGAAGATGAGGAATGTCAACTTACACTCTCGATATAGAAACGGACTCTCTTAATCCATCAGTAATATGGTGCGTTGTTATACGCAAGCTGAACACTGGTCAAGTTAAAGTCATAACAAGCAAAGAGGCTATGCATTCGTTTAACGAAGATGATGTTATAGTAACGCACAATGGCGTGGATTACGATATTCCTATTCTTAACAAGTTATGGGGTACTGACATTAAGATTGACCAAGTATGTGATACGCTAATAATGTCAAGGCTCTTTAATCCTAACAGGGAGAATGGTCATTCATTGGGAGCGTGGGGAAGACGGCTGGCGTTTGACAAAATAGAGTTTGACAATTTTGGTGGGCTATCTGACAAAATGATTGAGTACTGCCAAAAGGACGTTGAGCTAACAGAGAAGGTTTATCTGCATTTGCTTCAGGAAGGTCGTATGTTTTCTGACAAATCCATACGCCTAGAACATAACATTGCACACATCATACACCTACAGAGCAAGCATGGTTTCTATCTTGACGCAATCAAAGCTGACAAATTGTATAAAGAGACATATGAGAAAGCAAAGCAGATAGAGCAAGAACTACAGCAAGAGTTTCAGCCAGTGCCTAAGTTTCTGCGTGAGGTAACACCAAGAATAAAGAAGGATGGTACGTTGTCTCTAGTAGGACTGAAGGACATTGAGGATGCTGACAACACTGTAGCTGGAACCTTCTCTCTTTTTAAGTTTCAACCTTTTAACCTAGCCAGCCCAAAACAGATTATTGCAAGACTAGATCGTTGTGGTTGGAATCCAACAGTGTTTACACCGAAGGGTTCTCCCAAGATATGCGAACAGAACTTGGAGACAATATCTGACAATGCACCAGCATCAGCAAAGAAGCTGGCAGAGTGGAAGATGCTAGAGTCCAGATGGAAGACAGTAGAGAGTTGGCTAGAGGCTTGTGGTGCTGACAATCGTGTTCATGGCAAGGTGCTGACAATGGGTGCTGTGACAGGCAGAATGACGCACACAGAGCCAAACATGGCTAACGTTGTGTCCTCTGACAAGCCCTACGGCAAGGAATGCAGAGAATGTTTTACAGTTGAAGATGCTGACAATTACAGTATTGTAGGCATGGATGCTAAAGGTCTTGAGCTAAGAATGCTAGCACACTACATGAATGACGAGGATTACATTAACATTGTGTTGCATGGTGATCCTCACACTGCTAACCAGCAAGCTGCTGGACTAGAAACAAGAGCGCAGAGCAAGACTTTCATCTATGCGTTTCTTTATGGTGCTGGTGCAGAGAAACTAGGTAGTGTCGTAGGAGGCACTGCAAGGGATGGTTCTAGGTTGAGAAGCGAGTTTCTTCACAATATGCCATCTCTTAATAGGCTTGTAACAAGGGTAAGAGGTGTAGCTTCTAAGGGTAACGTCAAAGGTCTTGATGGCAGACGTATTATGATACGCCATGAACACGCTGCTTTAAACACTCTGTTGCAAGGAGCAGGAGCAATAGCTTGTAAACAATGGAGTATTTGTATGCACGAATACATACAACGTAACAAGCTAGATGCTCGTCTTGTCAATACGATACATGATGAGTTACAGTACGAAGTCCATAACGATGATGTGGAAGCCATGTTGATAGGTGCTGACAAAACTATGCAGGAGGCTGGTAAGCTTCTTGGTGTAAGACTGACATTAAATGCAGATGCAAAGGTAGGTAAAACATGGGCAGATACGCATTAGAATTACAACGTGGTAAGAAAGCAGAAGTATGTTTCAAGAACATTGCTGAGAACAGAGGGTATGATGTTACCTTTTCTTCCAGACAAGTTGACATGAAAGATCATATAGATCTGTTTCTAAAAAAGAATGACAAGACATTTGGTATTGATGTAAAAGCAAGAAGAAAAGTATCCAGATATAGTGCTGAGTATGATGACGAGCATACATGGGTAGAGTTTAAGAATGTTCGTGGCAATCAAGGATGGTTGTATGGCAAAGCTGACAAGATTGCTTTTGAAAGACAGTTTGATTTTCTTATTGTTGACAGAGAAGAGCTATCTAAATATTGCGAGACTAAAGTTTCTACTGTGTTTGTGGACAAAGCGTCAGATGCTTTGTACAAGTGCTACCAACGAGCAGGTAGGCAAGACGTAATCAGTCGAGTAAATATGGATGATATTCTTTATTCAAATATTTTTACAAAAAATCCAAAAATATGGAAAAAAGAAGTTGACACTAAAAAATAGGGGTGTATAATAGGTTTATTGTGTAACTCTTGACATAGAAGGAGTATTATTATGATTGTAAGAGGAACAGCAGAATGGGCTTCAGTTTTTGAGCCTAACGATCTTAGCGGTAAGTATCAGGTTGACATTTGTAAACTTGATTCAAAGACTGTTAAGGAACTGGAATCAGTAGGCATCAACGTCAGAAAAGGCGAAGGTGAGAAGTCTGACAAAGGTTCATACATTACAGCTAAAGCTGGTAAGTATCCACCTAAAGTATGGGATCGTAAGAAGAACCCAATGGACGGATCGCAGTTGATCGGCAATGGTTCGGAGATCAAAGCGTCTATTCGTCCATACGAGTGGAACTTCAAGGGTAAGGCTGGAGTGAGTGCAGGTCTAAACAGCCTCATGGTTCTTTCATTAGTTGCCTATGGTGGGGACGATGAGCTTGAAGCAGAGGATTTAGATGCTGATGATGGGGAGGACAACGAAGACTTCTAAGTAGGTAGAGTCACGTTCAAATGGTAGGTAGGGATAGCTCTTAGGGGGTTATCGGTATCAGAGCGAGGGGTTGGGGCTACTGGTAATAACATAAGAACGAAAGAACAGCATGGCAAAAGTACATACAGTAATTGACGACATCCATACAATGTTGGAAGAAGGCAAAGAAGGCGTTAACGAAAAGCACCTTCAAGAGTTCTTTCGAGCTTTGCGTGATGACATTGAAATATTTTTAGCTCCTGATAATCAAAGTAACAACGGAAGACTAAGGATGTCCTCCATAGGAAAAAGTACAAGGAAGTTATGGTACGAGTTTAGAGACAAACAACCTTCTAAGCTAGATGGTCAGACCAGACTAAAGTTTTTCTTTGGAAACCTTGTCGAGTCGTTTCTGTTGTTTCTTGTACAGGAAGCAGGGCATAAGGTTACAGACAGGCAGAAGGAAGTTGTAATAGAAGGTGTCAAGGGACACATAGATGGTAAAATAGACGGTGTTGTAGTTGACGTAAAATCAGCTTCCGACTTTGGATTTAAAAAATTCAAATACAATAACCTACACACTGATGATCCCTTTGGATACATAGGTCAGTTAAGTGGCTACATTCAAGCAGAGGGAGATGATGTAGGTTACTTCTTAGCTTACAATAAGAACAATGCTGAGATGGCTCTGGTAGAAATTGATGAGCTAACGATGTTGGACGCAGAGCAACGCATCAAAGAGTTAAAGAAAGTTATGAAACAAGAGGAGGTTCCAGAAAAATGCTATTCAGATGTAGAGGAGGGCAAGCAAGGAAATAGAATACTTGACAGGAACTGTAACTTCTGCGATTATAAGTATGAGTGCTGGCAGGATGCAAACAAAGGTAAAGGTTTAAGAGTCTTCCAATATGCCAGTGGTTTAATGTATTTCACGCACATAGAGAAGGAGCCTAGAGTAGAAGAGGTTTTGTAATGCAAGCTCGAAAGGAAAAAGATAAAGTATGGTATATCAAGTGGGCATCATCTGTAACGTTGATGCTTGGCATGGTACTCACAGCACAAAACGTATTTCCTTACAATCTGTATCTTCACGTTCTTGGCACAATGGGCTGGATGTATGTCTCTATTGTGTGGAATGATCGTGCGCTCATTGTAATAAACAGTGTCGCATTGTCCATATTTTTTAACGGAATAATATCAACAATGGTGAAGTAATGGCTTATAAAAAGACACATCAACCATGTCCAGACTGCGGTAGCAGTGACGCTCTAACTATTAACGAGGATGACAGCACCTTTTGTTTTTCTTGCGAAAGCTACAAAAATGCACCAGATGAATTAGTAGAGGAAGATATGAAACATAACGACATAAGTCCTAAATACCTGTCTTCTGGGAAGACTCTTGCTCTTCCAGACAGGGGAATAACAAGAGATACCTGTCAAGCTTACGGTGTTACAATAGAAGGAACACAACAATACTACCCATACTACAATGAGGACGGTGAGTGGATAGCCAACAAGGTAAGGGGTAAGTCCTTTGACGGACACAAAACTTTCCAGACTATTGGAAACTGGAAAGACGCTACACTGTTTGGTCAGAATAAATTCTCTGCTGGCGGTAAGTATGTAACGTTGTGCGAGGGAGAACTTGACGCTCTAGCTGCTTATCAGATGATGGGTTCCAAGTGGCCTTCTCTGTCTATTCGTAATGGTGCAGCGAGTGTCGTTAAAGACATAGAGAAATCTTTTGAGTACCTTATGAAATATGACAACATAGTAATATGTTTTGATAATGATAAGGCTGGAAGGAAAGCAGCTAAGAAGGCTGCTGAGTTGTTGTCTCCTAAAGGTAAGATTGTGCATCTGGAAAAGAAGGATGCTAACGAGTATCTTATTGATGGTAAGATAAAGGAGTTTATGGACGCTTGGTGGAATGCTGACAGCTACACGCCAGACGGCATCGTTGCTGGTACTGAACTGTGGGATGTTCTACAGGAGGGGCCAGCCAAGACAGCAGTAAACTACCCTTATGACGGCATGAACTTAATGACCTATGGTATCCGTATGGGTGAGTTAATAACAGTGTGTGCTGGAACTGGCATAGGTAAGAGCAGTTTCTTAAAGGAGATCATAAAGCATATCTTTGACAACACAGAAGACAACATAGGCATGATGTTCATGGAGGAGAACGTGCGAAGCACAGCAGAGTCCATGATGGGTCTTCAGCTAGGTAAGCAGTTACATTTGCCTACCACTGAGTATACTGAGCAGGAATACAGAAGAGCGTATGATGAGACTGTTGGTTCTGGAAGATACTTTTTCTTTGACCATTTCGGATCAAATACTATAGATAACATACTAGCACGAATAAGGTACTTTGTCAAGG